CTATCAACATCTTTTGGTTCGGATAATCAGTCTTTCTCAATCAGTGGTCTTACTGGTATTGCTACGGTAACTCTTACCGCACTAGTTTCTAAGAATACTGTTGCTAGAAAAATTAAGACTGCTTCTAAGATGAAGTCATTGAAAGTCTTTAAAACTGACATAGATGTAGAAGAGCAACCAACAGGTCTTGTCCATAGTCTTCTTTATGGAACTAGAGTTGAAGATTTAGATATTTCTTTTGGTGTTAATGACGTTTATAACGTTCATGCAATCTATGAATCATATGGTGATAGTGATGCATCTTCACCATATGTTGTTCTTACCGAATCAGTATTCTTTGCTGCAAGTACATTAATTATAGGTAAAACTTCTGGTGCTAGAGGTCGAGTTATTTCATTCTCTAACGCAGATTTAAAACTATATTATGTTGGTCTGAATGAAATTCCATTCATCACAGGAGAAACCATTACTGGTGAAAATTCTGCTGGAGATGCTATCTCAGGTATTATTGATGATGGTGAGGGTTCTATTTTTGCAGGAAGTAAAGTTATTACTGATCAGTTCCAACTTGAAGCGGGTCAGAGAACTAACTTCTATGATGTTTCTAAGATCACTAGATTACCTTCTACTGTAGCACCTACAAGAAGATTGCTTGTAATTTTTGACTTCTTTACTCATGAAGCATCTGGTGATTACTTCTCAGCAGAATCTTATAGTGGAATTAATTACAAAGAAATTCCTAACGTTAAGTTGGATGGTTCTATTAAGTATATTAGAGATCAAATTGATTTCCGTCCTGCTGTTAAAGAATTGAGAAATGGTACTGGATCTGTAAGTGATCCTTACTATGTCAATTGTACTACCTTTGACTTTGTTTCTAGGGTATTCAGTACAACTGGTGGTGCTGGTGGTGCAACTATCTTTGATATTATGCAGGTCAACTCTTCGTTTAGAGCAGACTATGCTTGGTATCTTCCAAGAATTGATAAATTATATCTCTCACATGATGGTAAACTAATTCTAAGTAAAGGTGTATCTGGTTATTTCCTCATTCCACCTCCAAGAGTTGAAAATGCTATGCTTTTAGCAACTCTTGAATACAAACCATTTGTGTTTGATCCAGAAAGAGATGTTCTTATTACTACAGAAGTAATCAGACGATATACAATGAAGGATATTGGTGATTTAGAAAATCGTTTAACTAACGTCGAATATTATACATCACTGTCAATGCTTGAATCTCAAGCAGAAAATACTAAGACTTATGATGAAAATGGATTTGATCGTTTAAAGAATGGTTATGTTGTTGATGACTTCACTGATCATACTACTGGAGATGTTCTAAGTCCAGATTACAAGTGCTCTCTTGACTTTAGAGAAGGTCAACTACGTCCACAACATTATACAACTAACGTAGCACTTCAATATAATGCAGCAGACTCTACAAATATTGTAAAGACTGATGGTAATGTTTTGATGTTACCTTTTGAAGATGTCGCACTTATCACTCAACCATATGCATCTAGAACAGAGAATGTAAACCCATTCAACGTATTTACATTCATTGGTCGTATTGACTTAACACCTGCATCCGATGATTGGATTGATATTGAGCGTATGCCAGCACGTGTTGAGAACATTGAAGGTGACTTCTCATCTGTTTCTGCTGATATGCAGGTTGATCAGAATGGTTTTGCACCTGTTCAATGGGGTTCATGGCAGACTAACTGGACTGGTGAAACACTACAATCAACATCACAACAAAGATCTACATCTGGTACATATGGAATTGGTCGTCAGTTAGGTCGTGCAGGTCATGGTCAGCGTCGTCAAGGTCTATTCTACCTACATGAACGTCGCACATTCCGTGTTGTAAATAACCAAGCACGTCAGGGTATTCGTACCAGAGTTGTTCCTAAGATTGAAAGAAGGTCATTAGGTGATACAGTTCTTTCTAGAAGTACTATTCCTTGGATTAGATCTCGTAATATAGGTTTCAACGTTGATCGTATGAAACCACGTACTAGAATGTATTCATTCTTTGATGGTAAGGATGTAACTACTTACCTCACTCCTAAAGTAATCGAACTTATCAAGAACTCTACAACTGATGCTCGTACTAATGAGACACCATTTGTTGTTGGTGAAACAGTTATAGGAGAAACTTCAGGTTGTCAACTAAAAGTTGTTGCTCCTGATGATGGTTATAAAACTAATCCTTATGGTAAAGGAACAGAAGTTCTTCCTACTTCATATGCTTCTCAAACAGCACTTCTAAACCATGACATTACTGCTATTTCAGAAACTGTATCTCCCGACTTCTTTGGGAATATGCAAGTTGGTGAAATTTTAGTTGGTCAAACTTCTGGTGCTAGAGCAGTTGTTGAGGATCGTCGTCTTCTAACTGATAATGTTGGTAATCTACAAGGTACATTCTTTGTTCCTTCTCCTAAGAACGATGCCAATCCACGTTGGGCAACAGGTACTCGTTCATTTAGATTCTCAACATCTTCTACAAATAGTAAAGCACCTGGTGCAGTAGATTCTTCTGCTGATACAACATATTCTGCAACTGGTACATTGAACACTGTTCAGGAAAATGTCCTAGCAATTCGTAATGCTGAACTTGTTAGAGATACAGTTTCTGAAGATAGAGTTGTAGAGACAACTAGAACTGAAACACGTCAGATTGGTTGGTATGACCCTCTCGCTCAATCATTTATTGTTGAGGAAGAAGGTGGTGTATTCCTTTCAAGTGTTGATATATTCTTCAATACTAAAGATGATAATATTCCGATCTCGATGCAGATTCGTGCAATGGATAATGGTTATCCTTCAAAGAGTATTCTTCCTTTCTCAGATGTTACTATCACACCTGACCAAGTAGAAATTTCAGAAAGTGCTGCAGTTGCTACGAAGTTTACCTTCCAAGCACCTGTATACATTAAGTCTTCAGTTGAATATTGTTTTGTTCTTCTGTCAGACTCTAATGAATATCAGGTCTGGATTTCTAGAATGGGTGATGTTGATATTACTGGTAATAGAACAATTTCTGAACAACCTTATGCTGGTGTTCTGTTCAAATCACAGAACGCATCTACATGGACTGCTGACCAATATGAAGACTTGAAGTTTACTGTGTATCGTGCAAACTTTACTCAGACAACTGGAACTGTCGCTCTTAACAATACACCACAAGGTAAAGGTAATGGTGGTATACACAGGTTAATTGATAATCCAATTCAGACTATCAAACCAAAACTTGTCCTTTCTACTGGTCCTGCTGCTAGTCAGTATACCTTTAGTATTGGTGCTCGATTGTTACAACTTACTTCAAATGCTGGAGCAACTGTAGTTTCTTCTACAACATCTGGATCTGCTGCAGATACTATTACAACTAATGATGTAACTGGTAATTGGTTAGGAGGAACATCTACTACTTTCCTTGTAAGATCTTCTGAAGCAATTGCAACTTTAGTTGTTGGTAGTTCTTCAGGAACTCTTGCCGTTGGTGATGTTGTTACTGGTGCAACCTCTGGATCTGTTGGTATTGTTAAGACTTGGAATGGATCTACTGCATTGGTTCTTCATTATATTACTGGTGCATTTACAGATACTGAAACTCTTAATGAAGCAGGTGGTTGGTCTGCAACCGTAACTTCTTCTGTTGAAAGTGGTGATTCCTTCGGTGCATATCTTGCTACCGCACCTGTCTATGCAAGTGATGAGAAAGAAATTCTTGTATACCATAGAAATCATGGTATGCATCAACGTACAAATAATGTTAAAATTGAAGGTGCAATTTCTGAAGTCGGTAATACATCTCTGACTAGTGCATTAGCAGCAGCGGCAACAACAATTACTGTGGACAATGCAATCGCATTCCATAAAGTTGTAAATGGTGCTGCGATTAGTAATGCAAATCCAGGATACGTTAAGATTGGGGATGAAATTATTACATATAATGCTATTTCCTCTGATGGTAAAACCATTACTGTTGCTACCTCTGGTAGGGGTACTAACGGAACTACTGATGTAACACATGCATCTGGTGCCATTGTAGAGTGTTATAGTCTTGATGGCATTCCTCTGGTTGACATTAATAAGACTCATACAAGTATATCTTGTCCTTGGTTGGATACTTACATGCTTCATCTTAATGGTGTAGCAAACAATGGTATTCGTGCGGGTGGAAACATGATTTACGCTTCTCAGAATACACAGTTTGAAACACTAACACCTACTGTTTCTGTAATGAATTTACCTGAAACAGACATTACTGCTAGAATTAATACAACTACAGCAACATCTATTGGTAATGGTAGTGCTGCTGTTGATCAAAATTCCTTTGTTAATGATGGCACTTACGAGTTCGTAACCTTGAATGACCTTAATTTCTTCTCAAATCCTAGAATGGTTTGTTCTGAAATTAATGAGAATGCTAAATTGGATGGTCAAAAATCATTAACTATGCTTATTGATTTGTCCACTACAAAGTCATCACTTTCACCTGTTGTTGACTTAGATAGATGTTCATTGATTACAACAAGTAATAGAATTAACGAGTGGCCAGGTGGTTCTTCTCCATACGGTCAACAAAGTGCAATTGATACTTCACAAGATGTTTCTCTTCTCCCATTAGGTGATCAGAATGATTGTGTATACATTACAAGACTTGCTCGTCTTATCAGGGAGTCTAGATCTTTGAGACTTGACTTCCAAATGTCTCGTCCACCTGAATCAGATGTTAGGATTTACTACAGAGCATTTAGCACTGGTGCTGCTGATGACATCGATTCTATTGGTTGGACACAAATGAATAAACCTCTTCAGTATGATGATTCTCCTAGTGAAGAAATTCTCTGGAAAGATTATTACTATGAAGTAAGTGGTTTGAACTTTAACGCATTCCAAATTAAGATTGTTCTAAGATCTTCAAATCAAGCAAGGGTTCCGTTAATCGCTGATTTACGTGCTATCGCACTTGCAACCTAATGTTAATAGGTATATAATGATAGATGATAATAAACCACATCCGCACGATTCTATGCCAATTGCCACTGGCACTAATAAATATGCACCCCCTGAAAAAATGACCGAACTAGAAAAAAATCCAAGACCTGAAGAAGAAATAGCAGATGATTGGTTTGAGAGTGATAGTTATGCTTCACGTCATGAATCAACTCCTGATTTTGAAAAAGATGCAGAGGAGATTGTGACTATGCATGAGAAATCATTTAGAATGGCAAGATCAAAATACAACCCCTTCGCTGTAGGGGGATCGGAGAATATCCATGACTTCGATTAAAGACGATTTACCAGAGTTAATTCCCGTTGAGGGAAATGATGGTTCATATAGAGATGTATCTTCTACTGCTATAGTAAAAGACAACTCTGATGAATATGATAAATATATGGCATCTTACAATAAGAGGCAAAAAGAAGCAGCAGATAAGCGAGCTTTACAAAATGAGGTTTCTGAGTTAAAATCAGAGATGAGTGAAATAAAAACACTTTTACTAACGTTAGTCCAAGACAAAAAATGACAGATGATGCAACTGCACCTGTAGAACAGGTGTCCCAGACAGATATGCTCCGACAGTTTAGGGAGCGTTTCAATGCGGCAATTGAGGAGAATAAACAATTGTCAGAAAAGATTAAAGCAAATGAAGTTGTTGCTCTAAAACTTCAAGGTGCCATTGAAGCATTGGAGTATTATAACAAAGAAGTTGCTCCTGAACCTCCTGATGAAGAGGTTGTAGATAATCTCGAAACTGCATAATAAATATGGGGGCAGCAATGCCTCCTTTTTAATGGCATAAATAACTGGGAAGCATGTTCTCATAGAGTTGTCCTAATAAAATGGCGAATAGAATACAATTAAGACGAGGTGGTGCCCAAGAATGGCAGAACTCCAATCCTATTCTCGCACAAGGCGAATTTGGAGTTGAACTCGACACGGGTAGGATCAAGATTGGTGATGGTGTAACATCTTGGAACACTCTTAGATACGAACGACCGATTGAATCTGTATCTAATACGGCAAACACTCTTGTACAAAGAGATACGGATGGTAATTTTTCTGCAGGTACTATTACTGCAACCCTTATTGGTAACTCTGCAACATCCTCTAGACTTGCTTCTTCTAGACAAATTCAATTAGCTGGTGACGTTGAAGGTTCTCAAATTTTTGATGGATCTCAAAACGTTACAATTACTGCAACTCTAGACTTACTTTCTTCGTTACCTCACCATGACAACACTGCATCATCTGAAGGAACTTATACTAAAGTTGTAGTTGATGCTAAGGGTAGGGTTAAAAATGCTTCTAGTCCAACAACTCTTGCTGGATATGGTCTGAACACTAATATTGAAGGCACTGGTGCTCAAGCATACGACTTAGACTTGGTTGCTGTTGCAGGTCTTACTACTACTGGTTTAATTAGTAGAAGTGCTAGTAATACTATGGTAACTCGTACCATTACTGGTACAGCGACAAGAATTTCAATTAATGATGGTGGTGGTATTAGTGGAAATCCTACCATCGATATGATTACTACTGCTGTAACATCAGGTGATTATAATACAGAATCCCTGACATCTATAGCAGGTACACAGACAGTAAACGCTACGAAATTTACTGTTGACGACTACGGTCGTTTAACAAGTGCAACAACTGTACCAATCGCTACAGCAGTTGAAGGAACAACTGCCCTAGATTATGCAGCAGGTACAACATACGTAAGATATGATATCATTAAAAATGCCTCTAAGGTATATCAAGCAATTACAGGAATCGCTGCAGGTGGTGGTGCTCCTACCCATGATGATACTAGTGATGCTGGTGGGTGGAGATACCTCGCTGCCGAAACTACAGAACAAAAGGGTCTTGCATCTTTCGCACAGGAGGATTTTGATGTAACTGCAGGTGGTCATGTTACTATCGCTACAGCAGGTGTAGATAATCCACAATTACAAAATAGTAGGGTATCCTTTGCTGACGGAAATGCCGTAGAGCATTTTGATTTAGATCAAGAACTAACTACGACTACAGGATATAGAGGATTTAATAAATTAAATTATATAAAAATCAATGACACTTCAGGTAATCTTCTGTTTGGTGCTAATAACACTGGCGATAGTAGTGCTGGTGAGATCGATGTCAATGTAAGATCCTACTTTAGTGATCCTGATATTACTCTCGATGGAGGAGTTAACCAAACATTATCTAAAACTGGTGATGGACACTTAACATTTGGTCTATCTCAGGACTCTTCTTCTGCTAGAAATCTATCAATTACTGCAGTAAATGCTGGCACTGGTGCTAGTGGTGTTATTGTAACTGCAGAAGATACTGTTACAATCACTGCGTCAGATGCTGCTGGTAAAGTACAAGTAGAAGACACATATTTCCAAGGGGATTACATTGCTTCCTCTGCTGCTACCATGATCCTAGATCCTGGTGATGATAGAGCAGTAAGTGGTAAAGTTCAAATAATGGGGGACTTACAAGTAGATGGAACGACTACGACAGTTAACTCAACCGTTACTACGATTGATGATCCTATCATTACTCTTGGCGGTGATACTGCTCCAGGTTCAGATGACAATAAGGATCGAGGAGTTGAATTCAGATATTACGACGCAAGTGCAAAGGTTGGATTCTTTGGATACGATGATTCTGCCGTTGATACTGGAGGACATACAGGAGCATTCTCCTTCCTCTACGATGCCACAAATACCTCAGAGGTATTCTCTGGAACAGATGCAGGGATCGTTGCAGGTAATTTAAGTCTTACAACTAATACTAACTCAACATCTAATACTACTGGAGATTTGGTAGTTGCTGGTGGTGTTGGTATTGGAGATGATGTTAATATTGGTGGACTGTTAGATGTAGATGGAACATTCCGTGCTAACTCTACAAGTAGATTTGATGATAATATTGTATTCCAAGGTGCTGCTAAGACTCTTCAACTTAACAATGGGTCAGGAACTACTAAGACTACACTTCATACCACATCAGGTAATGCAGAATTTGGTGGTATTGTAACTACTACTGGTGCTATTGATGCCAATTCTAGTTTAAACGTAGCTGGTTTGGTTTATCTTGAGTCTGTAGATAACCCTGATATCTTATCTGGTGCTCCACATACAATTCAAAATTCCGACTACGGTGCATTACGAGTAGATGGTGGTGCATACTTCGATAAGGATGTATTGTTTAATGGTGACTTATATCTTAACGGTGACTTTAACCAGCAAGAAGACGCAACTGAGAACTACGGTTTAAGGAACTATCTATCCATCAGATATAAGATGCGAGCAGGTTCTGTTGCTGCATATACTCCAAGTTATTCAAACCATAACACTTCCAACTTAAGAGTCTTTGGTGGTGCTGGTGTTAACACTACACTACATGTTGGTGCTACTTCAGCAGGACAAGGTTTATTTGTTGGTAAGAAAAACTCTGGAGACACAGTTAAGTTTAGTGTTGATGGACCTTCTGGTAACGTTAATACTTCAGGTACTTTAGTTGTTGCAGGTCAAACAACTATTAATGATTCACTCATTATTGATGCTGCTAATGAAGAGTTTGCTATTCAGAATGGTTCTGGTACTGATAAGTTTACAGTTGATACCGATAATGGTAATACAGTAATTCAAGGTACAGTTAATATTGAGGGTGTTACTGATATTGATGCAGACTTTGCAGTTAGAAATAACACAACAGATAAGTTTAAAGTTACCGCTTCAAATGGTAACACTAATATTGAAGGAACTCTAACTGCTGATGGTCACACTGAGTTAAATTCAACTCTTAACGTTGATAACAATACAACTCTTGGTGCTCAACTTACAGTAACTGGTAACTCTGAATTTAACGGAACTGTAGATGTTGATGCAAACTTTGCAGTCAGATCTGGCACAACAGATAAAGCAACAATCGCATCTTCCTCAGGTAACATTGCAACTGACGGAACTCTAGTTGTAGCAGGTCAGACAACTATAAATGATTCTCTAATCGTTCAAAGTGATAATGAAGTAGTTAATATTAATAATGGTTCTGGCACAACTAAGTTTAGTATCGATACTGATAACGGTAATACAAACATCATCGGTACTGTTACTATTGGTGATGCTACACAGATCAATGATACATTAGGTGTTTCTGGTGTTACTACAATTACTAGAAACACTCAGCAAACTCTATCTGGTTCTTATGCTGCTGATGGTGCATTCCAACTTACTGGTGGTGCCGCTATTGGTAAGAACGTTGCTATTGGTGAAGGATTAAAAGTTTACGGTGGTACTGAATTAACTGGTGCTCTTGATCTTAATAGTAGTGCAGATATCTCTGGTGCTTTGGTAACTCATGACAATGTTACCATCACTGCTGATAATAAAGAATTTGCTATTCAAAATGGATCTGCTGCTGATAAATTTACAGTAGATACTGATAATGGTAACACGGATATTCGTGGAACTTTGGATGTTGGTGGAGATGTAACTGCGGAATCTAACCTTACTATTACTGGAAATTTAATTGTTAATGGAACAACCACTACTGTCAATTCTACGGTTACAACTCTCGATGACCCTATCATTACTGTGGGTGGTGACACAGCACCAGCGTCTAACGACGGTAAGGATCGTGGTGTTGAGTTCCGTTATTATGACGGCTCTGCGAAAATTGGGTTCTTCGGATACGACAGATCCGCCAACCAATTCGCATTCCTAACAAGTGCAACTAATACTGGAGAGGTTCTTGCTGGTACAGATGGTGCTTTAAGAGTTGGATCTATTAATGTAACTGCTGCTGGTACAGCACTTGACGTTGATAATGATGCCAACATTGATGGTGCTCTAACTGTTGATGGTCAAATTGTTTCTAACAAGTCATCTGGTGCTCCATTCTCCATTGCTTCAACTACTAAGGTTAATAACCTGAACGTTGACTTGCTTGATAGTATGACTACTGCTAGTGCTAATACAGTATCTACAGTTGTTAATCGTGATTCTAATGGAGACTTTGCTGCAGGAACAATTACTGCTGCTCTTGTTGGAAATGCATCTACAGCAACAACTCTTCAAACTGCAAGAGACATAGCAATTGCTGGAGTTGTTACAGGTACTGTATCCTTTAATGGATCTGCTGACGTAAGCATTACAACATCTTATGCTGACGCAGATATAACTGCACTTGCTGCAATGAGTGGAACTGGTCTAGTAGCAAGAACTGCTGCTAATACCTACGCACAACGTTCTGTAACTGCAACAGCATCCTCTGGTATCACGATTACTAATGCAGATGGTGTATCTGGTGATATCACAATTAACGTCGCTTCAGCGGCGAGCAATGCAGCAAACAACCTTGTCCTACGTGATGCATCTGGAAACTTTGCTGCTGGTACAGTTACGGCAACATTGACAGGTAATGTTACTGGTAACGTTCAAGGTAATGTCACTGGTAATGTCACTGGTACAACTTCAGATATCAGTAACCATGATACTGATGCTTTAACTGAAGGTTCTACTAATCTTTACTATACCAATGCTCGTGCTGATGCCCGTGCCGATCTTAAGGTTGCAGCAGCAACTGGTTCAAACCTCAATCTTGCTTCTAAATCTACCTCCGATCTTTCTGAGGGAACTAATCTATATCATACAGAAGCAAGAGTTCAGACAAAACTCGATAATGCATTTGAGCAACTTAAAGCAATGCTCAACAACCTTGCAACTGCTACCACACTAACATTAGGTCTTTCTGGAGATCCTACTCCTGGTGCTGGTGTAACAGCAGCAGTTACTAATGGTGGTGGTGGAGGATTTACCGCTGGAACTGGCGTTTCTACTACTGGTGGAGATGGTTCATCTCTAACTGTAAACACAACTGTTGTTGGTGGTGTTATTACTGCTGCTGCAGTTAATGCTGGTGGATCTGGTTATTCACTTAGTGATACAGTTACAATCGCCAATGCTAATGCAGGTAAGGTATTAACCTTTAATCTAGGAAGTCTGGTAGGTGGAACTGGTTATGTAACTGGAACTGCTCTTGCAACAACAGGTGGTTCTGGATCTGCATCCCTTACTGTTGACATCACTGCTTCTGGTGGTGCAATCACCAACGTCACTATTAATGATGGTGGTACTGGATATGCTGCCGCCGAGACAATTACTGTTGTCCAAGCAGGTGGTGCAGGTGGTACAGTCGCTATCGCTACTGTTGCTACCAATGCAACTCTGCAACTAACTGACGTTACTACAATGGAAGTTGGTGCAACTGTCACTGGTGCTACTTCTGGCACAACAGGTGTTATTACAGCACTTGGTTCTAACCAAATCACCGTTGATACTGTTGATGGATTCTTCAAAAAAGGAGAAGTCATCAGTGCAAATGATGTTACTACATTAACTATATCCTCATTCTCCTGATAACCAATGTCAGCAACTAGACCCGCAACTAAAACCGAACTAAGAGATTATGCTCTTCGTCGTCTAGGTTTTCCTACGATTGATATCAACGTTGCTACAACGCAACTTGATGATCTAATTGAAGAGGCGATTGACTACTACCAAGAGTACCATTATAACGGTAGTTACAAGACTTTTATTAAAATAGAAGTTACTGAAGCTATCAAGACGGCTGCACAAGCATCTGCTCAAATTGGTTCTACTGCTTGGTATGAAGGAACTGAGTATGTCGATCTCCCTCCTGGTGTATTAAGCATTAATAAGGTTTATAGTCAAATTGGTGCGTCTAGTGTTGTTCCTGGAAATATTTTTAATATTAAATATCAAATTTTCTTGAATGATATTTACAATATGACCCATGGTAAAATTCTTCATTATTATATGACTTCTCAATATCT